ATCCAATTCGCGCCACGGCGGGGCGGCCCTGTAGAGCGGAGCAAAGCACAACTCCGTTACGAACATCAGGGTGTCGGCCAGCGTTGCATCGCCGCCCTCTATCGCCTCCAATTCGGCCCCCTGGATATCGGCGGCAATAAAGTGCACCGGCCGCCGGGACTCGGTGAATTCATCCAGGCTGATCGCCTGCACTTCTTCAATATGAGTTGTGGAGTACACCTCAAGCCCGGTGTACTGAGTCAGTAATGCCCAGTTGATCTCATACAGGGAGCTTATCGCGGGGCTGTTGCCGCGGTAAAAGGGTCGGGTTTCTGTGCGCCTGCCGATAACTGCCGGGCAGAATTCCCAGCCATCCGGGTAGCTGCCATCGGGCTCGATGTCTACCGCGATGATGCGCGACCCCGGAATGTCGTCCGGCAGCCGAGCGTATCGCGGCGCGCATGCTCCGGCTATGGTTCGCGCGCCCAGGACGACTGCGGTAATCGGCGGCGGCAAGCGCCCGGCGATTATCGGAAGCAATGTCTCCACCCTTCTCGTCTGTCTGCGATCCGCAATCCCACCCGACCCCGCCCGCCCGCGCGGACGGGGCCAGGTGAGAAGGGATCGGTGTCGCCTAGCCGGCGACCAGGGCGATAACGCCGGCGTCCGTCGAACTGTCGGGCGCCTGCTCGTTGCGGAACAGATTGGCGAAAGCCCAGGCGGTCTGGCTGAGCAGCGGGACGATCTCCAGATGGAGATAGCGCTTCGTCGCCGAGCAATCCACATTGAACTTCACGATGTTGTTCGTGGTGGTTGCGGTGCTGAAGCTGGGAATCGTCCAGCCACCGGTGCCATCACCAACCAGAGCGGTGATGTCGGTGGCGTTGGTCAGATATGTATCTGCGCTGTCGCCGATCTTAAAGGTGGAGGGGTTGTTGGTCGCGGCATCCGCCGTGGTCATAAACACGTCGATGGTCGCGAAGTCAGCGCCGAGGGTGTCGATGTACCCCATGATCTCCGTCCCGCCATTGCTGGCCGTCAGGCCTCGAATCATGAGGGCATGTTTCCCTTGAGGAAGCATATGCAGACTCCTACAACTGTGAAGGTGAAAGCTGAGTCGTCGCGGGCTGGCTTACGTCTCGGCCTCAAGACCGATGATGGAGCCGGCGGTGGTGGCGTTGCCGATATTGTGGACATTGATATCGAAACGCTGGGTAGCCCGCACGGCGATCTGGTCGTACTCCAGGTAACGGCTGTCATCCACCTTGATGGTGATGCCGCGCCGGTCGCCCAGCGTGGCGGCCTGGGACAGGTCGCCGAACAGAAGCGCGATGTAGCCGGAAATGTCCGCGGTGCTGGTGGGCATGGACTGGGAAATCACGATGGGATAGCCCATATAGAAGGGCTTGATCCCGCCTTCGACTTCCCGCATGGTCGCCCCGCCGTAACCCACGGACAGGCGCTCGAAGACCAGCGAGTAGGCGACCTGCGAGCAGAACCACTTGGCGCCGGGCAGTGCATAGGCCGGCAGCTTCCCCATGGTCCCCGCAAGGTCGGCTGCGTCGTACTCGCTGAACTGGTCATGGTTGGTGAAAGCGGTGTAGACGCTGCCGGCATAGGTCGTGGTGTCGAACAACTTGACCAGGATGCCCGTCATGCCGCCATAGGCGGCGGCGCCAGTCCCGTTGAAGCCGCAGGCGTCTTCCTTGGCGGCGAACGCATAGGCCATCTCGTCCGCCAGGTCGTCGGCCAGGTCGATAACAGCATCCTCGGCCAGGTCGCTGGACATGCGAGTCAGGGCGCCCAGTTTCTTGGCCGTCAGCGTAACCTGATCCCAGGTCTTCTCAGACTCGGTGATCGCGGTCGTTTCGCCGACGAAACTGGCCGACGGGCCGTCGGTCCGGCGGGGGATAATCACGTGATCCGAACTCATCGGATACACCTTGCACTCCCGCCGAAAGACGCCATAATCCTCGCGCAGGTTGATCACGGCCCGCTCAAACTCGTCGGGCACCAGGAAGCCGCCCTTGGTGTTGACGCCTTCGGTCTGGACACGGAACTCAACGCCATGGTCCTGGCACCAGTTCCGGGCCTTCTTGTCGTCGAGCAGGGTGGCTCGCAGGAACATGCCACTGCGGTAGGCATGCTCTTCGGCGCGCTCGCCGATGAAGGCCCGCATGCGCTTCCGCCTGCGGTATCCCTCGATCCGCGTGCCGGCCGGGACAATCAGGCTGGTGGCCTGGCTGCCGGGACTGGCGGGAGTGGTCTTCCGCTCAGAAACGGTTTCGGCCTGCTGGGCAGCCAGAAGGGCTTCTCGCCGCTCAATGTCGGCGCCCAGAACCTTGTGCCGCTCCATAAGGGCGTTGAAACGATTGGCCTCGTCCTCAGACATGGCGCGACCTTCGGCGTCCGCATTGCGGACGATCTCGTCGGCGCCCTTGCTGAGGGCAGTCCATTTCTCCTTGAGTTGGTCGATTTGCTCACGCATTAGATGCGCTCCATCTGATGTGTCGTGTTGGGGGCGCGGGCCTCAGCGTCGGCTGGGGCAGCGCCTCGGGGGATGTGAATGTCCGGTTTGCCTGCCGCTGGTCAGGCGATGGCCTCCGGAGGCGGCGGGCAAGGCAGGTCAAACTAGCGGCTCAGGCTTTGGCCTGGGCCGCGTGGTCTCGAAGGGCTTCACGGCAGTGTGCATCCTGCTCGCGGTGCTTGGCCTCGGCGACGCGCTTGCGGGCATCGTCAAGGCTCACTGTTGGCGTGGCGGGCTCGGCCGGCGGCGCCTCTGGCGACAGTGGCGCCTGCCGCGTCTCCTGGAACCGCTCCAGGGACCGCACGGCAACAGAGGTGTCGGGGTAGGCCGGGAAAGTCACCGGGCCCACATCAAACAGCTCGTCCACTTCCAGGATCGTCCGCATTACGACGCCGTTCTTCTCCGTCCACTCGTCGCCGCCGTCGGCCAGCATGAACGAGAACGAACAGCCCGTAATGTCGCCACGACGGATTTCTTCAACGGTGTCCCGGCCGGTCGTAGTGTCGGGTGCCGCGATGTCGAACTTGAGCCCGCGCGAATTCTCAGCGAGCTTCAATGTCTTCGCGGTCGTCCGGCCCAACACCAGATCGGCGTTGTGGTTCTTCAGGGCGCGCACATCGGACTTCTCTGCGGCCTTTGTGAAGGCGCCGGGCCTGATCTGCTCGACGAATCCGCCCAGGTCTACGCTTTCGCGGTTGAACCGGGCGGCATAGCCATGAATGTGCGGAGGTTTGCCGTCTTTGCTGTCCACCACCCGCAGCTCCATGTCATCGCCGGACAGGATGCGCCGCTCGACCGCGCGCACGGGCGCGGGCTTCGGCCCGGGCGCAGCCTTGGACTCGTCGGATTCCTGCGCCTCGTCCCACTGCGTCTGACACACGGCAAGGCGCTGATCGTTGTCATCGTATTCCTCGTTCATGATCGGGTCCGCCATGCAGCGGTCCATGAACTCGTCGTGCTCTTCGTCAGACTTCGGCGTCGGCAGCGGCATTTCTCAGGTCTCCAAGAATGCGTTCGGCCATTTCGGCCGGCATTTCTGTCTCTCGGCGCTCCAAAACCGCCTCAATGTGGCTTTCGGCAACCAGCCAGAGGCTTCCGCGGGCTCTTTCCGCATGTTGGCGGGCAAACTCCGCAATGTACTCTGCGGCGCCAACCGAGCTGTCTAGTGCGGCCGCGCAGGCGCGGGTGGCCGCGGCCAGGACTTCACAGACATACTCCGCGTGGTCCGCGAAGAATCGGTCGGCGGCTATCTGGAAGGTCTCCGGCCGCCTGATTGCTTTCCGCATCGCCGCAACCTCCTTGCGGACGATCCGCTGACACAGGCACAGCAGCAGCGCCTTCTGGGCATCGCAGATTCGGGCCATGCGCTCGCCATCCTCATCGTCCGGCGGTTCCGGCTCGGGTTTCGGCTCCGGCTCGGGTGCTGGCGCCGGTTCGGCGGGCCCTTTGCCCAGTTGGTCAGCCGGAATCATGTTGGCAGGCACGAGATAGACCTTGCCCTGTCCGTCCGGCAGCGGATTCATGTTTTCCTTCCGCCGAACATCGTCGGCAGACATCCACCCGTTGTTCCTCGCGATGGCATACGCCGCATAGCGGCTGCCAATATCCCCCCGCAGCAACCCGTCGATTAGAAATTCGCAGTAGTACCGCCCCCGTTCGGCGGGCGAAAACAGCTTGTAGTCAAGCTCCTGCTCCCATGCGACCAGCCACGGGCCGAGGCAGTCCTGAACGAACTCAATAGCCTGGTGCTCAATGTTGCTGAACGTCGCCCGGCTCAAATCCGCCAGCTTGTGCGGCGGCAAGTGGAAGATGCGGGCGATGTCCAGGACCTGAAACTGCCGGCTGCTTAGGAGCTGTGCATCCTCGGGCGGAACGGTCATCGGCACCCATTCCATGCCCTCTTCCAGGATGCCGATCTTGTGGGCATTTTCCGCGCCCTGGTGCTCCCCGGCCCACGATGCCCTCAGCCGCGCAAGGGCCTTGTCCGACAAGATGGTCGGATGCTTGATCGCACCGCCGGGCCGGGCGCTGTTGCCGAAGAACGCCGCCCCGTATTTCTCGGCCGCAAGCGCCAGGCCAATGGACTCCCGGAACAGGCGGACGGGCGAATATCCGATCATCCCGTCGCCGAGACCGTGGATGTGGATTACATCGGCGGCGGAGAGTGGCGGCGAGACGGCCCTGCCCTTCTCGTCCGCCTGCTGATAGACAAGCCGCTTGGCCTTGTCCCGCCCCACGGACATGCGGTTCGGCGGTATCGTGTGCAGGGCAACAGGGTGCCCCGCCCGTGTCCGCTCAATCTCGGCATAAGCATTGCCCCATGTCAGCATCCACGCCTGTTGTGTGTGCCGCCAGACGTATGCAGTTTGTTCCACATTGGGCCGAGTATGCAGCAGATCGTAAATCGGGTGGTTCGTGGCCTTCCGGCGTTCGTCGTCAGACACCCGCTCATAGACCATCAGGGGCAACTGCGCCACGCTCCGCGAGATATGGTCTACCGCCGCGAAGAATGCGGTGTACTTGAGCGCGGTCGTCTCGGAAACGTCAATGCCCGAGCCGGTCTTCCCATATCCCAGCGCATTCGCCAGCCAAGAGGGCGGATAGACGCGCTGTTCGGATTTGCCACAGAGGCCACGAATCAAACTCATGGGGTGCGGCCCCCGATATAGCTGTCTAGCACAATAAGCGCCCCGGCGACGGCCAGGCCCACGGGCCAGCCAAGCCACCACCCCATGCCAATGCCCACCATCGCAACGCCGGCAAGACCAATCAGGCAAGCGATTCGCGGCATAGGCGCCTCAGGTGGTTTTGTCATAGACGGCCTGTAGCCACTGATAGCCGCAGCGGCAGGTTCGGCAGATGCCAAGGCGCCCCCCGGCCAATTCCAGTTCTTCCCACTTGAAGCGGTCGGGCGAAATCCCCCGGGAAGCATCGCCTTCGGATTCAATAGTCCCGCATTGCGGGCACCAGTATCGACAACCCAGCAGTGGGGGATGATTGCCTGCGTCAGACAAAGACCACCCCGCGCCGGTCATAGATGCTGCCGTCCGGCGACACCAGGGCCCGCCCCAGGGCGATGATGCCAGCCACAATGCCGTCGATCCGCTCGGTAGACTTGGCTTTGTTCGGCTTCAGGTTGCCGGCCGCATCCGTATCCACGGCGACGTTGTTGGCGCACCAGCGAAGAACCGGATTGCCCCCATGGGAAATCTGCTTGCCCACGATCAGTTTTTCCATTTCCTTCGTCGGCTCTGACATATCGTGAAAGCCCTGGCCATAGGGCACAACATCTAGCCCTTGGCCAGCAAGCTTCTGCATGGCGTGCTCGGCCTGCCAGCGATCCACCCCGATGTCCCGCAGGCCGTACTTCTGGCAAAGCTCACAGACGCGCTTGACCACCCGGTCATAGTCAATCACGTTGCCGGGCGTCAACTCGATAAGTCCCTGCCGCGCCCAGGTCAGATAGGGCACCTTGTCCTTCCGCTCCCGCTCGGCCGCCGTGTCCTCGGGAATCCAGAAGTACGGAAGCCAGAGGTAGTGCCCGTCCCGCCGGCGGAACATTGCGGCAAAGGCCGTCAGATCCAGCTTCGTGGATAGATCGAGCCCGCCCCAGCAGGGCAGGTCTTTAACCGCCGCGTCATCTATGGGACCAGCGCATTCATCCCACGCCGAGAGTTGCAGCCAGCGCACCTCTTGCTGCGTCCAGAGATTTAACCTATACCGCTTGAACGAGTTCTCTTTCGCCGGGCTCGCCCGTGCCTCGGCGCACGCCTCGGCGAATTCCTCTTCTTTGACCGTTGCCCCAAATGAGGGGTTGGCCTTCCGCCAGGTGGCGGGCGCCGTCCAATCGTCTTCAGCATCGGCAGCAACAATGTACGGAAAGAACGACCAGTCGTCGATAATCCCGTCGAGAATCTGCTTGGCGTACTTGTGCTGCTCGCGGCAAATCGAGTCCCGGTCCACGCCAGCGGTCGTAATGGCGATCAGCAGCGGCTGGCGGCGGGCGATGCCGCCGTATGTCAGGGTATCCCACAACTCCCGCGTCTTCTGGGCGTGTAGCTCGTCAAAGATCAGCCCGTGGATGTTCAGCCCTTCCTGCCGGTACGCATCGGCGGATAGGGCGTGATAGAATGATCCAGTGCGCGGGAACACCAGTCGCTTCGTAGACGGGATGACCTGGACGTGGCCCGACAGCTCCGTCGAGGCCCCGACCATGCTGGCGGCCTCGCGGAACACGATGGACGCCTGCTCGCGGTCAGCGGCGGCCGAGTATACCTCCGCGCCGGACTCGCCGTCGGCAATCAGCAGATAGAGGCTTAATCCGGCACATAGGGTACTATTGTGCGTCGGAACCATCCCCTCGCCACACAGATAGAGTGATGACGGGGAGTCAACCTGGATGCACCTAACGGGCACGGACCCGACCGGCTCCACAGATGTAATCTGCCGCGTAGTGGAGCGCGCAAGGCGAGGCGGCGCTGGCCTGAGTCTTGCCTGCTTCCGAAGCGAGCTAGGCCGACTGTTCAGTTTGCCAGCCACGGGAATTGAATAATTCCTGGCTCCATCTGCTCGGGTCGAAACGCTCCCCGCAATCTCTTTGGTTGTCAATATGAGTGACCGCTCTTTGGATAGCGAGCGAACCGCCCATTCGTGTTCTGCATCTGCAACAACGCTGGTTCCGTCAGAGAATGATACTCGGTAGCATGGGCGCCCAAGTAGCACATCCGTTACGGCCACGACAGAACATGTGTCGCCATTCTCGTCGAACAGCGCATCGCCGACATCCACATCCCCCATGGACACCCAGCCGCTAGGTGTCGGCAGTGGCGTATTGAGGGCGAGGGCCTTCCCATTCTTCTTCGCAACCTCGGCATAGGCCCGGCGAAATCGGCGTGTACCATCGGGCCGCATCCAGCCGAACAGAGGTAAAACAAGGTCGGTCCATTCCCACTCCAGAAGTTCGAAGGTTTGACCCGCCCACTCGCCTTTCGAGTGCCGTAGGAACTTGCGGAAGAACGTCCGCACTCGCTCGGCCGCAGCCAGGTCAACCCAGCACCCGTCCGCGACGGCGCGCTCGTCTGCCTTGGTGCGAATTAGTTCGGGTGGTGTCGCGCACACGGCAATAACAGGTCAGGCCCGATTCGCATCGCAACCGTGTAGCATCTCAAAGAACAGTTCGTCCCCCGTTCGGGCCATGGCGGCGGCGACTTCCCGCATGAGCTCTTTCGCTTCCGGCGAAGTCATTCGCATATATGGCTCAACCCATTCTGCCCACAGCCCCAGCGCGCTCTGCGTCATGGCCATGCTCCCTTCTCGCATATCTACCTTGGTCTTGATGTACTTCGCGGGGACCTTCGGCATGAGCAATTGCGGCCGGCTATACCGCATTCCCGATTAGGGCTTCGCGCGGCCGTCCTGCTCCAAAAATGCCGCTTTTATCATCCCCAAAAAGCGGCTGATGTGCTTGCACGCGGCATATCGCTTCACCAGCCAACTGTCCACGCCAGCCCAGGCCCCAATCAGGACAAGGCCCACGACAATCCATGCCAGCCACGCTCCCATAGCGATCCCTTCTCACGCGCCCTTGGCAGAATGAACCTTCAGGAAATCCTCCAGGGCATCCTTCTTTTCCCCGCCGACCGATATCCTGGACCTGCTCGCCGGCGTCATGCCGAACTCGATCAGGAACTTGTGCATCTGGGAAAGGGCCTCATTGGCAACGGTCGCGGCCGGATGCTTCTTCAGCCCGCCATCGGCATTCGTGGTGGTCAGCCCGCCCGTGGCCAGAAGCCCTCTCGCTTCCCGCCAAACCGCCCAGCACTCACAATAAGCGGCCAGGGCGGCCCTATCGACCCCCGTAATCAGCCCACAGGCAGCCAATTCGCCAACAACGCGATTCCACTCTCGCTTCGCTTCGTCCACAAGCCAATCGGGACACGTCGGCACTTCGGCGCGCGGCTGGGGTTCCCAGGCGTTCAGCTTGCGCTTGCCGGGATTCCCCCGCAGTGCCCTGATCTTGCTCGGGATGGGTTTACGACCTTTGCCCATTTTCTTCCAGTTGTGCGGAAAAACGCTCCTGCCTTTGAACCGGTCTCCCGGCCAAACCCCCAGAGATTACCCACCCTACCCCCCTTGCCTATCCTGCCCAGCTTGCCAATCGCCTCATAGCCACTGATAGCGCCCGATATCCCCCCGTCTCGCTATCCAAACACCTCCCCTGCCGTCTCCCTGCTGTGGCACGACTTACAAAGGGCTTGCACGGCCTCGGGGTTGAGGCGGCCGGCCGGATAGTCGCGCAACCGCCTCCTGTGGTGCACCTCGGTTGCCCCCGCCGTCTTGCATGTCTCACATAGCGGGTGGCGGCGCAGATACCACAGGCGGAAGCGCCGCCAGGTCCTATCATAGCCACGCTCGCCCGCACTTGGCCTCAGCCGTTCGCGCTTGGCCCGTTCTCGTTCGGCATGGGTGGGCAGTCGCATCGGCATAGGACATCGCTTGCCCTGTTCGGGTGGCCAGACAAGCTGGTGTTGCTATGCCGGCTTGAAACTCTCAAAGATTTCCCGCCAGTTACCAATCTCGCCGCCCATCCGGCCAGCTCACACGCAAGGCATACATCACGTACCCCCCGCCAAGCTCGCAAATGGGCACTCGCACCAGGGGAACCACGAATGCCTGCCCCGGCTCGGCCGTCAGCATGCGAATCATCTCGTCTTGCATCGCCGCCGGCACAAGGCAGCCGCCCTCTGTGTCAATCGCCCTAGCCACCACAGCTCTTCCCTTATCAGGCTTGCGATGCAACCCACAGCGCCCCGCCCGCCATGTGCCAGCTGCCCCGGGGGCAGGCAAGGCCAGCGCCTACCAGGAAGCAGGCAAACTCCATGGCGCTGCACTGCATGTCCCCCAACCCGCCGGGCGGCGAGCCCGAATCGGCAGGGGCGAGAACTGCCCCGACGTGCGGCGCCTGGGCATCAGCCGCCGCTGGCGGGCCTGGGGGGTCTGATATCGGGGTCAAGGGGCTTCTCGATGATGGCCTTGCCGTCTGCGATATACTCTCGTCGCCGCTTGTCCAGGTAGGGATCGGCCGCATCCTGGGGGTCGTACCGTAGCACCACCTCGCCCTGTACGGGGCCTCGGGATTCGCTATAGGCTCGCCAGTGCATTTATCGTGGCCTGATCTTCGCCCCATAGACCTCGGCCCGCTCGCTGGTTGGAATCCGCCTGCTTAGGCGGCACCTTGCGTTGACCTGGCCCATGGCGCTGTCGTACCGGTAGTGTTCCATCCGCTCGACGTTGGCCGGCAGGCGTTCGGCCTCGTGGCATTCGGCGCAGATGCTGCCCTCCCGATAGTAGTCAGGCAGGCCCTTTGTACCGCAGGCGGGGCAGGTGAACATCAAATATCGTCGCGGCACCAGCCGTGGTAAGAGTCGAGGTGCAGGCCCATGTCTTCCGGCCTCAGAGGGAAGTCGTCTTCTGACATGGGCAAATCGTGCACGTCCAGGCCCGGAACCCTCTGAGATACGGCAATCTCGTTCTTCTCGTGCCGCCGCTCTGCCCTAACATAACGGCCTGCGGCGGCCATGGGGTCTTCATCGCCGAGATACGCCCGCCACGCTTCCAGGACCGCATCTTCACGAAACCGCTTGGGGTATTTCGCAAAATCAGCCGCCGAGGTGCCGTATGGATACTCAGGTTGTTCGGATGCGCCCATAGCTTCTATAGGTAAGGACATGGGTGGCGACCTATTTACCGATAGCCCCAGCTATAAAGCATGGCGCCCAAAGAGGGTATTTTTTTCGCACAGGTCGCCAGCGACTTCTGAATCGCCCTGTGGCAGACCCCCTCCAGTCGTGCAATGTGCCGGTAGGAATAGCCCCGAAGCCGAAGATGTAAACGCCGCTTCTGCGTTGCCGTCAGGGTGTCCCAGAGGTTGTCAGTATCGCGTTTTGCCACGAGGGGGTCTCTGGGCATTACAATTCGTCCGTACCTATGCGCGGGTGCCAGCCTTTAGTTGCATCCTCTCGCCAACAGCAGAATGGCACACAGCATCGCCAGGGCAACAAATAGGCCCTCTAGTGCAAGCTCAGATGGGTCGCGGTGGTGGTGCATGTAAGCGATCCTTGACTAGTTGCTGCTGCTGGTAAAGAAGCCGTGCCTTGTGAAGATCGCCTCGGTTGGCGACCTATCGGAGCAACAGCCACAACCACCAGCCAATGAGACCCATGACAGCCAGTGTCAGGACAACTACCGGCCACGGGATTGCCTCTGCCAATATCATTCGTTGCCCTCTCCCTCGACCAAGGCTGCCGCCCGGTAGACGGCCACGCGCTGCATGTGTCCCAGGCTGTCCCGGCGGCGCGCGCGGCCCTTGACGAACTGGCCGGCTTGCACCATGGCCGCAATGCGCGTCCTCACCGTTCTGGGCGCCATGCCCGTTGCCTTGCTGATTTCCGCTGCTGTCAGGCCCAGATCGTCAGCCCCGCCTAGAACTGCGTCACACAGAACCTTCGCATCGCTGGCCCCGGGGACGGGCACCCCCGCCTGTTCAAGGCCGCGCAACCATTCCTCCATGCCAATTTCTAGCTTCCCTGCCATTACTCCACCTCGTAATCCTTGATTGACCAGACCCTGTGGCGGGTGTACAGGTACGTCTGGCCTTGCCGGATGATGGCCCCGCCGATCTGCGGCGGCTCGACGGTCATCCCCTTTTGCAGGACGAAAGACGTCTTGAGCTGCCAGCCGGCCGTAACGAGCGAAACGGCGTCGCCCACGTCAGCCGGTATTTCGGTTTGAATGTGCCGGTGCCTGTGGGAGCGCACCACGAAATCCGGCGGGCGGCGGCGCCATCGCCCCGCTTCGGTGAAGGCTGCGATAAGCTCGGCATGTGGCGCAGAGGATTCATAGTGCGCCCGCCGGGTAGTCCCGATATGATGCGAGATGTGGACCAAGCCGCGGCCGACCGTCTTCCAGAGGAAATACCGGCAGTGCCGGCCCGTCCTGTCGGGAATCGCCCCCAGTTCCCGCGCCAGAGATTCTACTTCCTGGCCTGCTTCGCCATCGTGGGCCGCCGTGCCGGTTATCATGTAGAAGCGGCCCTCACAGAGTTTCGCAATCGGCGCCAATAACAGGCGAGCGCATCTCCGGTGGTCTTCGATGTTGTGCGAAAACGGCGTCTTAGACCTGTGGTGTTCGCCGTCTATCGCATCCCCGTTGACCACCACCACAATCGGCTCGCCCCTAGATACATCAGGCACCCACTTGTCCCAGAAGTGCCGCCACATGGCCCAGAGCTTCCTTTGCAGGGCGCTGGGCATGTAGGTTCCGCCGTCCTCCAGCGGCACGCCCGTTTTCGGGCACAGGCCCAGCCGGCAGCCGCAGTGCAGGTCTGAGACTACCACGAGATTCGGCGCGTCAATCCGTTGTTTCGCCATCTTCGGTTCCTTTTCTCTCCCCCCGCCATTTCGGTATTGCCCTTGCGTAGATCACCCCCAGAATCACGGACAGCGCGGCAATCCCCCAAAGTTCTTGCCATATGGAAAATGCCAGCCACGGCAGTTGAATCAGCAGGCCGGCGATGGGCGCCCACCATAGGCGCCTTGCCGTCAGTTCCCGCTCAATCAGCGTCAAGATCAGCAGGCCGAAGGATAGGGCGGAAGGCAGGGTCATGGTGTGGCCCCCGCAAAGAGGGTGTTCTGCGCTTCCCGTACCCGCCGGCGGGCGATCTCGACGTACTTGTGCTCTTTCTCGATGCCGATGAAGTGGCGGCCAAGCTGAATACAGGCAACGCAGGTCGTGCCGCTGCCACAGTAGGGGTCGAGAATCACGTCGCCCTCATTCGTATAGTTTGCCACAACCCACGCCATGAGGCCAAGCGGTTTTTGTGTTGGGTGAACCCGCTTATCTTTGGGGTGCCCGGGCTCTTGCAGCATTCCATTCCACCGCCAATGCAATATTCGCGCCGCAGCGTGGCGAGATGTCCACGCCATCTCAAAATCAGCAAATTTTGTGTTGCCGTTATCCTTGTTCCATACAATCCAGCCCGGTGACGGCGGAAGCATATGAGCAAAATAGTTCCCACCGAAGACAACCTGGACTGCTGACAGGCGCAACATGCTGTCGAAGGCAGCCCTGGGTGGCGGTTGTGCATCCCATTCATCTACGACGTTATACCAATTCCCCTTGTGGGCAGCGCCGGTTGCCGAAATCCTACCGTCTGTCAATGTTCTGTGACGATCCTTAGCAATCCCATACGGCGGGTCCGTCACCACCGCGTCAACGCAGCCATCCGACCAGCCACGCATGACCTCAAGGCAGTCGCCGCAGATGATGGTGTCTATGGGCAGGGTCAAGAATCGCCCCCGTCGCCGTCCATCACCACCTCAACATCCCATTCCGCCGCAACCCATATCTCCCGCAGCTCGTCGCCGTCGCGGAAGAACAGCCGCAACTGGACAGCCTGTGCCGCCGCTATCTCCATGCGGGAACCGCCCGACTCGGACCAGCCGGGCAAGAGGACAAGGCCCTCAAGGCCCTCGTCTGTGAGAATTACGTGGGCGTCCCTGGCCAGCAACTGCCCATACGGCTCGTGCTCCGCGCCGTCGTCAAGCTCGGCCGGGTTAATGACTTCGTGGCCTTGCGCCCGCAGCCATTCCGCCATCTCAACAAAGGCTTCCCGGTTGTAGCCCGGCATGCCGGACATGGGGCCAGTAACGTAGAACTTCATAGTTCCGTCTCCAAATCGAGTAATAGGGCATAGCATTGACGTTCAAGCTGCTGGCGCCAATGGCCGCCCTCATATCCGCCGAACACAAACCTGTCGGCAACGTGAGAATGCACGCGGTCTGTTTCGTTTGGGCCATAGCCGTGCCGGTGAACCCAGATGGCGTGGTCAAACAGCGGCCGGGCAGCGTCGAATTCTCCGGAGTCGCGGACGCCGGTTACGATGTTCGCGCCGCTGTACAGGGCGAGTCTCGCCCAGTATGCCGGGTCCTTGGTCTTCATGTGGGTCGCATGGGCGTAAAGCTTCCGCCGAAGCTTGACCTTGTTGGCCAGCACCTCGGCCACGGGCAGACCCAAAAGCTGGGCATAGTCCGCGATGATGTAATCCGAGGTGTTCGCGCACTTGCCGCTGGTCAGCTCGGCAAGGATTTCGCCCACGGCAGTCTTACCAACGCCGCTGTAGCCGACGATCAGGAGCTTAGGGGTACTCGGCATCATGCGCCCTCCGCCAACTGTCGCCGCTCGGCCCGCAGGCCGGCCTGAACCCGCTGGGCATGATTGGCAACCCGGGTTGCGTGGCCAGGGTGGTCAGAGCTGGGGCAGGTGTGATACCACCGCAGGTCAGCCATGAACCGTAGGCCCGCCCGCATGAGTTCATCTTGCTGATTCGGCCAGTCGGGCGGGTAGTTTCTGACGACCCGCGGAATGCCCTCCGGCATGTCCGTTTCCTGTAGGCCCAGAACTTCACATAGCCGGTCGCGAATCCGCCGATGCGCCGGGGCGTTGCCGCGGACCATGCCGTAGAAGGTGCTGGTACTGATTCCCAGCGTTTTGATTAGAGCTATGGTCCCATCCGGGTGCTTGGCCACGGCCTCCAGGAACACCGCGGGCCATGGCCGGAAATCCCGCGAATCTTCGCGCTTGACCTCCGCTAATACGCCTGGCATCATACACGCTCCGTTAGTTGTGCCCCGCCCGGCGCCGTCTCGCCAAAGGCAAGCGCCGGGCGGGGACTGTTTATTGGTCTAGTCGATTGAGTACGTCCGCCAGCGGGATGTTCGGCCCCGGCTCGCCGAGCGCTTTCTGCGCGTCCTCAACGTCGGCTGCATCCTGGCCGCCTGCTTCCTCTGCCTCTGCGGCGTCAATCGCCGCGTCCAATTCGCCCATGACCTGCGCGGCCAATTCCTTGTTGCCAAGCGCGGCATACCATCCGACGGCCACAAGGGCATGAAGCGGCATCTCGCCGCCGAGAGGCAACAGCAGGCGTGGTGCGTCCGCCGTGAAAACGATTGCCGCGGCCTCGGCAGGTATCATGGTGCCTTCGTTGGGGGGATTGCACTTCGGACAAGTCCCCTCGCCGAAAATCGGGGGGATAGTTGCCCCGCAGTACCGGCAGAAGTCTCGCTCTGACCGTGGGAGATCAGGCGGGGTCGTGGTCGTCATGGTCTCTCCTCTGCGTAGTCCAGGGGGAAGGGGCCGCGGATGTTGCGGTAGTGCGAACTTCTTCGCATCCGCTTGATAGCGTCCATGGCGAGCTTGCGAGAAGGATATGCCCTGCCGAGCATGTCCCACACGTCCGTACCGAATCCGCCCCACTCGTACCGCGCTTCCCACCACGGATACCGCTTACTCGGTTTGCGCTTTGGCATTGCCTTTTCCTTTCTGGTCAATCACGACCCCCGTTTCACCGAACGTCAGCGTATTCGGATCGAAGTGCATGGCCAGCTGCAGGCCGGCACCGCGAGCCCACCGCGTTTTGCATAGATAGAGAACCCGGTTGACCTCAAAGCTATCGGGTCCGAATTGAGTTTGAACCACCATGCTTTTCGCCGGCCAGTAGGTTTGCAGCCACAAAACGGTATGGGTGAATCTGGCATAGGCGGCCCCGCCGGCAAGCTCGTCCAGGCCAATCGCCGTCTTGCGGCCCTTCTTCGGGTGTGTTACCAAAATCAGCCGAGCGCCTGCCTGCCGTATCAAGGTCTTGGCGGCAATAAGGAATCTCAGGTCGGCAATCCACGGCTTATCCGTCGCCTCTGCGGCCGTCACCGGGTCGATAATCGCGATCTCTATGCCCTCGGCGAGCCTCTCGTGCAGCCAACCCAACAGGGCGTCAAGCGATACCTGCCGCTCGGGCGCCTCGCTCATGCAGCGGCCGAAGCTGCCCAATAGCTCTGCCTGTTCCTGATATGCCTGCCGCGCCTCGTCGGGATTGGCCCGGAGCCAATCGTCGTCCATCAGCCGGGAATTGCCCGCCTGCTGTGCGAGAACGCGCGAGAGGTGAAAGCTCCGGTCGTCCTCCAGCTCGAAGATGCAGACCTTGCGGCCCTCCCGGTGCCAGTGCATGGCGGTTTCAAGCATCAGCAGACTCTTGCTGCTGCCGCTGTCTCCGCAAACGACGGTTACGGTGCCGGGGAACAGGGCCTTTGCCAGCCTGCTGAGTTGGGGCCAGGGCCACGGGATGCACTCTCGTTCGCCGGCAATCGTCGCCTCCAGGATGGCCGCGACCTCGGCACCCGGCCCCATTGGCATCGCCTGGGCCAACACCTGTTCTACCGCCCGCAGGCCAGCGCCAGGAGCTTCGGTTGGACACATGGCTAGGAAGTCAACTGCATCGCCCTTGTCGGCCAAGCTGAGGTTGTCGGGCTCTATCCAGAACAGTTGCGCCACCGGCCGAAGGGCCTCAAGCAGCTTTGCCACGGTACGCATGTGTTCCCGGCCACCAGAAGACCGGCCGGCTTCTGGCAGGTCATTGTCCGGCCACAGATAGACGCGCTTGCCGGCCAAGGGAGACCAGTCTGCCTTCGCTGCCTTGCCCGCGCCACCCGGCGAAGTCGTGGCGACAATCCCGATATTGGCAAGTGCATGGACGCATTTCTCGCCCTCGACCACCACCACCTCGGCGGCCGAGCGTATCCGTGTCCGGTTGTAGATCGGGTGCGGCGCCGACGGCGCCTTCAACACCACGCCTCCGGGCACCGCCGTCGCCTGAGAGAATCGCTTCCGTCCGTCTGGGCCGCGGTATCGGAACACCACCAGGTCAAGATCGCCGGTGTCTGGGTTGGTGTACCTGTAAGTCGCCTCATGCTGCCGCCCGTCGCGGTTCAGCCAAGCTTCGTATTCGCGGATCGGCCAGACAGGCTGCCTCTTGGCCGGCCTACCTTCACCATTCCTACCGGCCCATTCCCGAATCACATCCTCGACAGGCCGCTGAGTTGCCTTCGCCCGAACGTCGAACACGTCACCACAGAACCCGCAGCCTGCGGCATGACACTTGAACCGCCAAATGCCGTCGTCGGCGTATATCCCAGCAGATGGGTGCCGGTCCTCGTGAAACGGGCAAGCGATGGACTGCCGGGACTTCACCCGCGCGCCAGCAGCCGACAGTTCTGACAAGAGCAGGTCAGCGTCCCGACGGTACTTGTCCAGGTCAGGTTTCATCCGGCCCCCGCACGCGGTCTTCGCCGAGTGCTATGTCCAATTCCTCAGAGGTCGGGTTCCGCGGCGCCGGCAGGCCGCCTATCTCGCCGGTAGCAGGCGCATTCAGACTATCCAAATCACAATCCCAGCGGTCTCCGTTTAGCCACACCAGCGGAGCAGGAATGAATTCGCCGCCGTCTTTTGTCCAGCCGTGCGATTTTTTGTCAGCCTCCAATACGGCCATGATCTGGTCGGCATACTTGGCCAAGTGCCTTTTTCTCCATGCCGCGAGGCATTGCTTCTTGGCCCGCTGCCTACGGTGCTTGGGCCATGCCGACCAGAACCGCTCGAAAGCAGCCAAGGCCAGATCGTCTTGCGGCGGAATCTGCGAGGGGGTAGGGGGGGGTTCTGTTTCCGTCTCGGTATCGGTATCGGTATAGGTATAGGTATAGGCGGAGGTTCCTACAGGCCCCTGTAGGTTCCTGTAGGTTTTTAGCCGAATCCAGGCCACTTCTGACGAGCAAAGTACGTCCATCGCTTGCCTTATGTCACTTGCGCTAAAGCCAGTATAAAAGGCGATGTCCTCTGCGCTCGCCGGAAGGCCCTGGTCGTTCAAAATCCAGCCGCGCCGCTCGCGCACCTGGTCTGCGGACAACTCCAGAAGCTTGCACCAGACCGCGAACGTGGCCTGTAGCTTCCTACAGGTTCCTGTAGCTTTGCGTAGGCGCCTGTAGCCCGGCCCCTGGCTGAAGCCGTTGACCTTGAGGCGGACATAGGCCAGCGGTCGAACCCGCGCCGCCTGGCCTTTGCGCGCCGGCCGCCCCTGGTCCGTTACCTCGTACCGTTCTGCCCAGCTGGCTATGTACCAAGCCTGCATTGTTCCATTCCTAGTTCTGGTTCTGCTGTGTGGGTGTTCCACTGGGCCGAGTTTTGGGCCTCTGCCCATAGTTCGTATATCTTGCGGGCAGATATCGGACCGATAATGGACGCGCCATCTGCCATGCCGCAGTTCGGGCACTCCCAGAAGCCAGACTGGTGGTAGATGCCAACCTTCCGGCAAGCCATGCAGCGAAAGAGGACGCCCGCATCCCAGCCGCAAATGATAGGGTCGGACTGCCGCATCAGGCCGATAACGGGCAGGCCCTCGATGGGCCGGGGCGGGCCGGTGCCGACGATCAGGGCGTTCTTGTCCCAGCCAGACTCGTCGATCTTTTCCGTATGGGCACCCATGGCCAAGAGGTCACCTTCCGGCTTGACCTCGATGAGCAATGGCCGGCGAGCGAATGTCAGCAGGAAGTCGGGGATGTACCCGCTGAGGTCCACGGGCTCATACTTCCAATGCCAGCCGCAGAGAGCGAAGAAGTGGCCCCAGCTTGCCTCTAGCCTAGAGCGCATGCGGTAGCCGTCACAATACGTGGGGATTCCGGTCGTCACTGTGCAGTCCTTTGCTGTGAAGAGCCGCGGGCCGCCCGGCTGCTACGAGACAATGCCCGAGGGCATGGCTCACCGGTGCGGCCCGCGTTGTTCTCTTCGTCCGTGAAGGCATCATCTCGTAGCGCTCTCTATCCTACTGCGATCTGCGGAAGCAGTCAAGGTGCATTTGTCGGATTCCCAGATTCTTTTCCTGCTCAACCATCCCTGGCCGCTCCTTTCCTATTCCTTCAGCGCCGTCCTGGCGATGTCCGCAACCGTTCCGGCAACCAGTATTGACGCGATGGATTGGAGGGCTTCGCGGTAGCGGTCTGCCTTGGCTTCGGCCAGCCGCGTCCGGGTCTTTGCTGCGTCCAGCTTCGCCATGGCGTGGGTCAGTTGGGTTGTCTCAAAGGCACCCGTCCAGGCCCGATGTCGCGAGTTGGCCGTGGCGAGCTGGCGGCGAAGGCAGGAATTTCCGTCAGGCAAATGGCCCAACATTTCATCGGGACACCCGATTTTGCCAACAACGCTGGCCGACTCTCCGCACTTCGGACAGTTCTCCTGCTGGTCGCTCATGGCTCACTCCTTCAGGGCCTCGTAGATCATGTCGCGGATGCGGGCAGCGGCGGTCTCGGCAGACATGTCTTGTCGACCAGCTAGGTCATTGAGGATGCCGGCGATGTCCTCTAGCAGGTACTCCGGGAATCGCTTTCTGGCCCAAGCCCACTCCCTCGCCCACTCCACCAGCTTCAGCGTGTGGGCCGGATCGGCGAGGTCAATGGGCACCTGGCCGGTGCCCGAACATCGAGGGCATCGGTATTTGGTCGCATCCTGGGAGTATCCGGCGGACAGCTCCTCATGTTGCCCTATCGGATCAACCTCTCCGCGCCACGCCCAGCCGGCGCCATGACAGAGCCCGCACGTAGACCATGCCCACCCGCTCCTGTCTGGGCTTATCGCCAGCGCTATCGTCAGGTTTCGGTCGTCGGGCATCTCATGTCTCCTTGGTCTCTTCCGCAATGATCCGCTCGCGGTGGCGCTGCTCCGCTGCCTCAAACTCCGCTAGTTCTGTTTTCGTCGGGGCTCTCGACCCGTAGGTCTCGCACCGCATCGGTATATTTCTGACCTTGGCCTCAGCGGCCAACTCGTCAAGCTGTTCGCGGTATTCCCTTGGCGATGCGTCCGAGCAAAATCTGCCCGCCCAGATGATAACGTGTCGCCACCAGGGCTCGCCGGCGATGCGATTCGGGCCGGAGATAGCGATTCGCGGCTCGCTGCAATTGCAGTCGTCGTCACAGCCCCACATCAGGGCAGCCGTAACGAAATCGCCCCACGGCGTTGTCATCTCATCTCCCTTTCGTCCAGCAGGCCAGCGCGGGCAGCCGCACTCAGCCGTTGTCCTTTCCCATCTCCGCCAGGGCCATCAGGGCCGATCTCCCATAGTCTCCGGTGCGATACCACAGCGGCGCCCAGTCTAGCGTGTAGGCTTCCGGGACACGCGACGACAGCAGTTCGACAAGCTCGCTGCCCGCAATGTCCCTGGCGCCGGCGTCCCACCTCTCCCTCACATGACACAGCACTTCGTAGTCGGCGGCGGGGTCGGTGGACGGGGACCAGACCAGCCCCTCCCCCCACGCCTGATAGTGACAGTAGTCGCCATTGTCCCTGAAGCGGTAACAGTCGAGCGGTGCCATCCAGACAAACGGGAACATGGACGGGTCGGGTTCCTTTGTCGGGTTACAAGTCACAGGGGGCATCTGCCGCAACTTCTTAACGATGCGCCACCCCATGACCTTCTCGGCAATCAGGGCGTTCAACTCCAAACCTGCCGGCATCGTGGCGTAGTCTGTGTCAGGCATCACAGCGCCTCCGCAAGCAGTTTCCGCGCCGCTTCCATCGCTTTCGTCTTGGCGTCCTCGCGGGCGTCCAAGTAGATCTCTCCAGAGATCGGGAACTTCCGATCATCCCCCAGGCAGACAGTCCCACCGACGCCCTTGGCTTCGTCCTCGAGGTTGGCGTAGAGGCCCAGGGCGTACCGGGCATCCTTGACAGTTGCCAGAGCGGCGAGCGCGGCCCACAACTCCTTGAGGGTTGCCGGCCGCAGGGCGAAGTTCACGTCGCTGTCCGGGTCGTCGTCGAACATCAGTTGCTTTGTGTGGACGAACTCGTCCCGCCACTTCTCGCCGTGTTCTGGATGCGCCCAAAGAGCGTGGGTAACTTCGGAAACGTAGCCCGTGTCCACCGTTAGCGTCCATTCAACTACGCATTCACTCATAACTCTTGTCCTTTCAGTAGCGGCAGGCTCTCTCCCGGCGCCGCCGGTTTCGGGTCCAGCCAGTCGCCTACGATCTGTACATCGGCCTTGTTGAACTCCCTCTCGGCTACGCAGAAGCCTTGGAAGCCCGTCATGCGGATAGGCTTGATCCACTGCCAAGTCGTTGCGTCCATCGTCACATAGAAGCCCGGTGGCCACTCTCTGCCCGTCGTGTCACAACACTGCGGCCCTGCGATGAAGCTATCCTTGACAACGGCGAACCCGCGCACCCAGCCGGCCTCGACGTAGTACACGCGGTCGCCGCGATTGACAATCGGCCGCTGCCAGATAGGGAACCGTCGGAAGTATTCACCGCCGCCATCCGCAATGACATCGGCGGCTTCCTGGGCAGCGTTGGCAATCTGTGACTTCGGCGTCGTTACGATGATGTCAGGCACGGCTCAGCATCTCCTTGAGTTCGGCCGACGAAACGTGGGCAGCGCGGCGGAAGGCCGCCCGTTGTCGCGGCGATAAGCGCCCATGGAGGCGCTTCAGTTCTTGCAACCACGTCATTGCTATGTATGCGGCCTCGAAGGCTCGGGTGTCGGCGCACTTCCATTCTTCATGGGCCGTGATCGCATCACGATAGGCCGGCTTGTCAGGCATCAGCTTGTCCTTTCAGTAGCGGCGGGCTTTCGCCTGGTGCCGCCGGTTTCAGGTCCAGCCAGCCGCCTCTTGAACAGCAGCTTTCATCTGTGACTTCGGCGTCGTTACGATGATGTCAGGCATCAGCTCGTCTCCACCAGCAGCCGGCGAAACACCACGACAGCAGAGGGAAACGGCGCTCGCCCGGTATGGCCGTCTCCGCGCCGAAAATACAGCCGCCCACGCAGGAAGCGGACTTCGCCCCTGGCACAGAAGTCGTGCCACCAAGCGGTGTCGGTTCTTGCCGGCACAAGGCATACGACCGTTGCCCCGCCCTGCGCCTCTCTCCATGCCTTCGCCACCCATTTTGCGATTGTGCGGCCGTAGGGCGGGTTCATAAAGACGGTGTGGTCAGACCACGGCTTCGCCAGCCCGTTGTCGTCCTGTGTGTAGTAGCATGGGCACTTGGCGTTCTCGGCGGTTGCGCACGGGTCCAGGGTAAAACCAAACTCGGCGTCCAGTTCCTCAAAGAGATCCTGCGGCGTTTCCCATTCGCCGGATCGGCTTGTCAACAGGGCCGGATTCACAGACGGGCCTCCAACAGCGGCGGGCAGGCGGCCTGGAGGTTGGCGGCGTTGCCCTGGACGATCTTGTTGCGGTCAGGCATCAGCCCCTCGCTTCAGTTCTGCCGCCAGGACTTCATGGGCCGCCCGGTAGTCCGGCTTGCCCAGTTCGTGCTTGTGCTCCTGAACCCACCGCCAGAGTTCGGGGCGCTGTTCGAGAAGCCATTGATTGAACGCCGTCGGCGACCCATGGGCGCTCACGCGGGAGTTCAGCCGGTGGTGGTGACGGCAGAGCGGAATGCCGTTGTTGAGGTCGTGTCTCAGGTGGCCCACGTCGCGGCCGATCAGGTGGTGCGAGTCCGTGGCGGGCTCGCCGCAGTAGATGCAGCATCCGCCGTTCTTCTTGCGGATAAGCTGGCCCCACAGCACATCAGCTTTGGCCCGCCAATACTTGGACCCCGGCCTGTCCTTGGCCTTCTGGAGATTGGACTTGCCGCGGCGGTGTCTGCTGCGCCGCTCAGCCAGTTCTGCCTTCGTCCGTCTCTTCAGTGCCATCCGTGGCGCCTTCCATAATCTCTCTCACCATGTCTATCCGACGGCCGATCCAGCGCATGACGTTCACGGCCATGGCGTTGCCGAGCGCGCGATACATCGACCCATCTGCCGGCGGGCACTTGCCGCGCCAGGCCACTTGCGTCAGGTAATCATCGGGGAATCCCTGTAGGCGGGCACATTCGATGGGGGTAAGCCGGCGGACGGCCATGCCCTCTTGGATGTGCATCTCCGCTTCCATGCCGCGGTCACTGTTGTTGTAGGGGTTCTGCCTAAGTGGCTGTGAGACGACCGTGCCGCCCTGATTTGGGGCAAAGCCCCCGGTGGTGTCCAGTGCGCGGGTTCGTTCCACCTTGGCCGCATGGCGGGCCTTGTCGTGGCTGTGGGCGCTTCGGACGCCATAGGCCACGCACGGCCTCATGTCGCTGGTCGCCCCGGCGTCAGCGCCCTGTAAGGTGGGGCAGATGTCCTCGGGTTGGCCTCTGGCGTTACGCCCGATTCTGGTCTGGAACGCAACCGCTGGCGGGTGTGTTTCACTGAGCGATGGGGACGGGTCGCCATCCTGACCGATGCCGGTTCCTGGGGGGCCACCAGATGAGCCTTCGGCTCGCTTGTTGGTCATCTTCGCGCCACGGCTGGCCTGGCGCATGTCGATCGGCACGACAGGCGTACCCCTCCCCGTCCCGTCCTCGCTGGCATCGAAACCTTCGGCGCGGAGGGAATGGGCGACAAAGGCTTCGCTCTCAAAGTCCAGCCGTCTTGAACCTCCTGGATGGGCATTGCAGGCCGGAGACACGTCAATCGGGCCGGATGTGCGGTTGCCGCCGTAGGCAACTAGGTTGTCGCCGGAATCTCCCCTGCATGCCGAATGCCCTCCGCCTCTGCTGCCAAAACTGAGGCTCCCCGCAACTAGGTTTTCGTCGTCTTCCCGCCGTCGCCCTGCGTACCCCCCCCTGCCCGCGCTGTCAGCCCCGCGCGTAAGGGGAGCAGAAACTAATCGCGTCTGTGAACGCCCGCCCGCTCCGGGGTTGTCTAACGAGTAGGCTAATCCCGGCTGGCTTTCGAGTTGCCTGCCGCCGCTTCGAGTGCGCTCCGTAACGCCGGCGGCAGCTCCCTTCCCCGCTTGGCGGCGCGGCGGAGGATTCCCCGACAGGCTTTCGCGCTCAAGTAGTACCGCTGCGGCAGGTCGCCAATCTCCAAGATATCCGACAACGAACACGCGCCTTCGTCGCTGCGGGACGGCTCTTTCCAGCCCGTCCACTCGGATGTACTGAGCGTCCAGGATTCGGTAGGCCCACCCGTACCCGAGTTCCTCCACCGCCCGGATGATGGCCGCGAAGTCCTCTCCTTGATTCGAGGACAGCACTCCAGGGACGTTCTCCCAGACCAGCCAGTCGGGCCGTGAGACGCCAGCAAGTCTAAGAAACTCGAAGGCCAGGACACCACGCGAATCATCCAGTCCCGCTCGCTTTCCCGCGACGCTGAAAGATTGGCAAGGTGTGCCGGCGACCATAAGGCCGATTCGTCCGTGTCTTTCAACTTCTTCCTCCGTGATCGTCGCCATGTCGCCGAGGTTGGCTTGGCCGGGATGGTGGTGTTCGGACACAGCATTGCAGAACGGGTCAATTTCAGATACCCAGGCGCACTCCCAGCCCAAGGGCGCCCACGCCACGCGCACGGCAGAAATGCCGTCACAGGCACTTGCGTATCGGAAGGGACTACTTAGTGCCATCCGTGCCTTCCTTGCCGGCGTCCGCGCCGGCTGCCCTAGCGTTCTCCAGCGCGTGGGCTTCGAGTAGTAGCGACAGGCGAATCTGTCTGTCCAGCTCTCTCGCCGCCGCAGCGAATTCAATGCTCTCACAGAGAATGCCGACCTTGGCGAGCGCCTGCGCGGCACCCTTGGCGTAGGATTCAGCGTCGCCATACGCACCGATGTCAGCCAAGAGGGCGCGGAGTTCGTAGGGGGTCATGTCTCATTCTCCTGTGGGCTCTTGCCGGGTTTGGGCGATACCTGAATCAGTCCCTCAAGCTGCCCGTCGTTGAACTTGGCATCAAACTCCCACCAGCAGCCATCGTCTGCCGAGGTGTAGAAGTTCAATACACCGTGGAAATGCACGTCATGCGGCGAGCGGAGAGCCATGTCATCCTCAGATGGACAGTGCCGCAGCCGGCCCTCTTCCGTGATTTCCAGGCGGGCCATGATGCGATGCCAGCTTTTTGTCTGCCAGCCGGCATCCGGTCCCGGCGCTCCCGGCGGCAACTCGCACAGCGGTCTTACGTCGTCAAACATTCCCATTGGATCATTCCTCGGCCAGCACGTCCTCGACGGCTTCGAGTAGCACGGCCAGATAGTCGGCAAAGCCGTTCACGAAAAAGTCCCTGGCCGCCAGCCACTCCCGCAGGTGCTTCTCGATCAGGGCGAGGGCGACGTGTTCTGCAATCTCCGGTGCGTACCTGGGCGTTCCGATGCACCAGCCCGTTATGAAGTCATCAGCAAGGGCCTCATATTGCAACTTCTGCGCATGGCCGCGCAGTTCCCACTCCGGCCAGCCGATCCGGTTTAGTAGCTTGACGATGCGGTCAGTGTCCATGGTCGATCCCATCCAGGAACCGCTCAAGCGGCTCGGGGTCTGCGCGCCCGCGCTCGCGGTCGCTGTATTCCGTGGCGCTAATGCCCATCAACTGGGCGGCCTTGCGTAACGTCACTTCCTCGGCGATGCGTCGTTGGCGACAACGCTTTCCCCGTCGCCACCAGTCCAGTCGCGTTGGCGTCGCGCAGCCGTCGCCAGCACAGAGGCCACACGGAACCCAAATGACCCGCGCGCCCGGACAGGCAATCGCCGTCCCGCCCTTTTGCCCTTCGCACTCTGGGCACTGTTCACGCATGGTTGATCCTCTTGAACTCGATGGCCCATACCCAATCGTTGTTCGCCCAGGGGTGCCCGCTGGCGGCGTTGATGGAGTCCCAGAGGCGGCAGAAAGCATTCGCCGCAGTCGGCGCCATGGCGCCTAGAGCAAGGCGGCTGGTTCCATAGCCAATGCTGATATGGGCAGTGCCGTACTGTGTGCCGTACTCAAATCGCCGAATGCCTTCGGCCAGGGCGTCCGCCTCGCTGATATCCTGCACCCTCTCCGGCCAGACTCGCAGGACCTCAAGCCAGAGACGGCAAGCGATTTTGGGCATGAAGCGGGCAGACCGCCAGTTCGGCTCAGTTATCAGCCGTCGGTATTTCTGCTGCGTCTCGCGGTCAACCTGAACTTCCTGATGAATCTGGACATGGCCGTCTTCGTCCGCCTGTTCACCGCTGGCCCGATAACAGAATCCGAGGCGCCGGCCAGGGCAATCTGATAGTGATCCACCAGTTGAGGCCGCCCGAACGGCCCAGGCTTCTTTCGCCCACAGCCGGTCGCCGGGGACCCCGTAGGGGGAGCGGAAATCGCGGCCACGAGTAGGCCCGCCCGTCTCAGGGTTGCGCGGACAGACGCCGAACCAGCAACCGTTATCGGCATTGAATCGGAATTCGGTTTCGCGCGGATCGGGCTGCGGCTTCATCACCCGGCGCGTCTGCGTCTTCCGGCCGTCCAGAATCGCCCGAACCATCGGGCCAGAGAACAGGAGGGGATGGTCTTTCATGCCTTGGCCTCCGGCATCCGCCCGCGCCGGTCATTCGCCCAGCGGGCAGCGCCCCGAAACGTGTCCCATAGCTCGGCAATATCATCTGCCAATGGCGGCGAGTTCTGGCGCGCCCAGTTCGGATACAGATATTCCAACGGCTTATTGAGACTCTCTGCATAGGCGATTTCCCGTGCGGTACTCTCGCCGTAATAGCCCTTGACATTCAGCACCAGAACCCAATCCGCCAAGTCGATCTTGCGGAAGTGCAATTCGTCCAGGGCGCGGACGACTTCCGGGCCGAGCGTCTCGCCGCCGTGGGCACCGTCCGCGTCGGCGTGCTTGCAGACGCCAACGGATAGGACGATTTGGCCGCACAGGGTCAACTCCCATCCGGCTGCGAAAAAGGCCTCTATGAATCGCGTCGAGCCACACAGACAGACGATAGTGGGGCGATCAGACATCGGGGTTGCTCCTTGTGCTATCCTCCGGCATCCGCCAGGGAAGCTCCCGGCGGCGCAGGTCAGCGGGGTATAGGGCGTATTCGTCGGGGTGACTGGCGCGGAGCAACTTCCATCGTAGAGGCGCACCCATGCAGGCGTGACAGCCATCGTTCTCGCGATGCTCTGCCGGCCAGCCCTTGTCGGAGGGGAAGGATTGGCGTTCATCGTGGATCGTCCCGCACCGACGACATTTCAGAATCCAAATCTGCTTCACAAACACGTTGACCCCGGCCGCCTCACACTGCCTGACCACTGAGCGGATGTGGTCCAGGGTGTCTGTGCCTGGCGCGCCCTTGCGGTTGTCGTGGCCACAAATCACGCCGCAGAGCCCGTTCTGGAAGCCCTCCGGGCACTCATGGTCGTCGTCGCCCCACTCACAGCCACATCGCCAGCAGTGGCCTTGCGGGTCGTCGCTCAGCCCATCGTTGCCTGGGCCGCCGACCCATTTCCGCAACTCGATGCCACTCCATGCGGGCTCGTAGCTGATCCACAGGTTGCCGGGAATCTGCGAGAACACCGGCCACTTCTCGTCGGCCTCGCCCTGCGTGCGGAGGGTGAGGCCGAGATACCAATTCTGCGGATATTCACGAACAAGCAGCCGCCCGGCCAGGAACGCCGCGACCCGGCCTGCCTGCTGCGTGAGCCAGACGTAAGTATGTTGTGGCGCATAGTCGGCCGCGCCAAGCACTGCTCCTATCTGCTCGTCTGGCCGCTGGCGGTCAAACGTGTCGCAGGTGAAGTTGCACAACACCACGCCGGGCTTCTTCGTGTTCGCGGGTTCGCACAAGCGCTCGGGGTGTGAGTGGACGCGGAACTCAGCGCAGTCGTCACAGCGGCCTTTCATGCGCCGTCCCTGCCGGCGCGCCCAGCAGCGAGGACAGTTGTTGGAACACCCGTAGCCCCCGGGGTTCCAGCCGTAGTGCCACGGCACCTGTTCGTTCGTGTACCCGATTCTGCTCGGCTTGAGTCGGCGGGTGCTCATTTCATCGCTCCCTTCACTCGCCGCCAGTACTCCCGACGGCGCGGCGTCCAGTTCAAATGCCCGCGATACCCGCCCTGATGCACAGCAGCCAGCACCCGCCAGTCGCGCGCGGCGTAGGCCTTTGGAACCCAGCGCTGCCAGTACCACCGCATGATTTGCCGGCAGTGGGGCTCGGACCAGACTACACGGGTGTAGTCCCACCGAACCTTGCCGTAGGCGCAGGCGTCCTGGAAGTAGGCGCGGCCAATATGGTACGGCCCCAGGCTGCGCCCGCCGTCGCCGATAAGCTGCGTGCCGTTGACGGATTCGACAGCGCGGATGGCGGCGAAGAACCTTTGCCAGCCGTCGTCACGCGGGCCACCGATCAGGGTCGAGAGCATCACGACAACGCTGGTGACGGTCATCGCGCACCCCCCATCGCCAGCACGCCGCCGATCAGATCGTGCCACTCGGGCGACCTTCGTGTGTACTGCTCGTCGCGGTAGAACATAGGATACGCCCGCATGTTGAGAGACATGACCTCGGCAACGCGGGCTTCGGCAAGCGCAACGGTGTCGCCCTCAAAGCCGACAAGGACGTAGCAACTGACGACGTGCCGCATGTGGCCTGGGGACCAGGCGGTGATTCTCTCTAGCAGCCTTGCCGCTTCCCGCAGCGACTTCAACTCCCCCGGCCGGTCATAGGCGAAGAACAAGCGATCGGGTTTTGTCTCCAGGATGCACTCGGCAAGTGGCCTTGTGAGCCTCGCCGCCTCCAGCCCGCCGGTGAATCGCGGCTTCTGCGGCTGGCGCTTCAGTATATCGCAGACCGCCCGAATGTGGTCTTCCGGGCACGCCAGCAGGTTGTTGTCCAGCACGTCCCAGCCGTCGCGGATCGGAAGGAGCCGCAACTTGCCCTCTCGCTGTGGGACGAAGCACCGCTTGCATCGGTTTGGGCACCCGCGAGAAGTGATCGTGTAGCCGATCTTGAGGAAGCGGCCGGGTTCAAACTCGCCGCCCGGATCGTCGCAAGCGGGGCCGCCGACCCGCACCGTTGCCTCGGGATACCGGAATTGCCATTCTTTTGCCAATCGCTCCGCTTCCGGCCTGTCCCAGGTGAAAGCGCAGGAAACGAGCACCTGGCCGTACCAATTCGGCAGAAACAGCGGCGGTTCGCCGACGAAAGCCAGCCTATCGTCCGGCGTTGCCTTCGTCCGGCGCGGGAAGACTCGAATTGTTGCGGTATCACTCATTCGTCGGGCAGCGGGCCGCCGATCAGGGCTAACAAGAGCAAGCAGGTCGGTATCATGGCATGGCCCCTGCAAAGAGGTCGCCAACGATTTCGGCAACGCGGCTTCGATGGGCATGCTCTATTCGGCAGCGCGCAATGCTGACGTAATCCGCCTGCTTCTCGATGCCCACAAATCGAAACCCCTCTTGAATCGCCGCAATGCAGGTTGACCCGCTACCCGCAAAGGGGTCCAGGACGATTCCGCCGGGCGGCGTTATCAACCGGCAGAGGTAGCGCATGAGCTTGAGAGGCTTCACGGTGGGATGGTGATTCGCTGCCATCGTGCTGTTGTGTACCTTGCCGCCATATTCGCGGGCGCTGGCGTACACGCCAGGCTTTGCTGTGCCCGCCATCCCTTCCAGCCCCGCATTCCGCTCTGCCCGGCTTGCCTTGGCACAGTAGAAAAAGCGATCAGTAGTGCCGCCCGCATCAATTGCCCGGCGCTGCGACGAGGGGGGTTCCCCGTCACCCCCGCCAAACATCGCCCCCCTGCCATGCCGAAATGTTCCAGCCCCATGAGTCCTTGGAAACCCCGCCAGCACTTCCTCGCTGCCGTCGTGGGTGACGTTGGCGGGCCATCTTCCTTTCTGCTCGGGCCGCTCAAACTCGTCGCGATTGCCCCCGCCCTGGGATTTCCCGGCCAACCTCCCCGATTTTGCAGTACAGGCGCCCTGGGGGGTTGCGCTGGCCTTGTCGTCTTCTGAAAGATAGCCGATTCTCGCACCGTCGATATTCAGCCCCCCCGTACCAAACCGCAGCACGTTCGCGGCGACAGTCTTCTCGGAAAGGGGCTTGCGGGCGAGGCAGATGGGCTCGTGGGCGGGCTTGAGGGCAGTGCCCCAGCCTTGCCATTGCTTGGCGGCGTCCGTGGCGGGGGCGGTGACTCCTCCCGTTTGCCCTTGCTGCCGCCCCAGCGATTGCCCACAGCGTCCGTCTTTTCGGGCAATAGACGCATCAATACGCAAGGTTTCCCGTTCCGCCCCAGCCGCCTTGTCAATGGCCTTGGATACGTCGAGGCTTTTCGGAAACCCGCTGCCGTAAATCCACTGGAGTTGGTCGCGAATCTCAAACCCCGCGTCCTCAATGGCGCAGGCCAAGCGGTGATAAGTGCGCGTGCCGCCGAAGGCCAGCAGATGGCCGCCGGGCTTCAGGACGCGATACGCCTCCCGCGCCCATGCCAAGTGCCATGCCTGTTGACGGCGATTCTCAACATGCCGCGTGCGAGCCCCATCGCTTGAACACGTCGGATTGTGATTCCCACCGATGCGGTCAAAGGACACATCTCGATTGGGTCGCCGTTCAACAAAAGCTCCAGGGTCATCCCATCGCTTCCCCATGAACTTCAGCCCATACGGCGGGTCCGTCACCACCGCGTCAACGCAGTTGTCGGGCCAGCCCTTCATGACCTCAAGGCTGTCGCCCTCGATGATGGTGTCAAGAGGCAGCGTCATTCAGCCTCCAGCGGCAGGTAGGATTTCTACGACTTTGCCGAAAACCTGCTTTGTCCAGCCGTTTGTCCCGCCCCGGTTGTTTCCAATCAACAGGCCGCGCTTTGCGTTCTTCGCTTTGACCAAGTGGGTGTAGACATTGCCCCGCACACGGCAGTACACAATGTCGCCAGGGACTACATCTTCCCATGTTGCCGGAGCAATCCGCACCGGCTGTCGATGCCTGATGAGCGGCACCATCGAGTTGCCGGGCTCTCGACTGACAATGGTCTTGCCCGCTTGGAGTTGTTCAATCTTTCTGTGCAAGGCAGTCGCCCTCGATGATCTGGTCGATAGGCAGTTCCATCATGTATCCTTCGGCCCGCTGATCAGGCAGAGCAGGGTTAGGGCGAGGGGGAGCATGGGGGCTCCTTCGCAGCCTCGGCAGCTTCCCGCGCCAGCCGCCAAATACAGGCCGGATCGTGCCGAGAGGTGTCGAATTCCATCTCCGGCGCCGCACAAGGCCAAGCGCACGCACAGAAGGCGCACCGGGCACCGATGGGACCGCCCACATGCACCTTCGGTAGCCAGCCGGCCAGCGGGCGCACAATCAGCCACAACTTGGCAAGCTCCGCATCCCGCTGGGCGAGCTGGCCCTTGAGGCACTCTCGGCTGATAATCAGACACGGCCTCGACAGCCGCGGGTGAGTGTGGCGCTTTGTCCCGCAGAGCCATTGGCAGGTCGTAGTGCGGGTGCCGGGCACCTCACGAGGAGCGTCTAGGAGTTCTACACCGCAACGTGGGCACTTGTCGCTGTCAGTCACAGCCCCACCTCGCATTGGGTTTCGCCTTTTCCGTCGTCAGTGCCTCGGCCAATTCGTCTTGTAGTGCCTGGGCATCATCCGGGGGCTGCTCGTCGTCCGCCACGCCGTCCAGGATCGGGGTGTAGAAGCCGTATTGTGCCGCCGAGTTCTTCTTGGCCGCCTTGGGCTTGTCTAGGCCGAAGGCAACGCCGTCGCCGACAATATCATGCTGTTGTTCGTCAACCAGTTTGCGCAGGTCGGCCTGCCGCTTGCCCAACTCAATGGCCATAACCGCCGTGTCCTGGGCGAACTTGATCGGGTCTTCCCGCAGCCGCAATGCGGGGTCCAGGGCACGGGGGCAGATGTGGATTGCGGGACAGAGCAGGCACTTGTCAGGATGCGGCCAGCACTCGGGCTGCTTGCCCTCGGCGACCTTGGCAAAGGCTTCGTCCCGATACCGCAGCGTCTCGTACAGGCAACTGGCGAAGTCCTCCGCGTCGTACCGGGTGAACGCCGCTTCCGGCGTTCGCAGATTCCGGGGGATAGACCAGATCGACACCCGCAGCACTTCCAATTCAGGATACAGCCCGAACACCAGCCAGGCGTGCAAACGAAACTGGAAGCTGGCCTTGATCTCGTCTGAGTTGAGACATGCCCACCGCTTGAAGTCCAGTTCCACCATTTCCTTCCGACCTTCGCCGGCCAACAACAGGTCGATCTCGCTGGTAACAATCATGTCGCCGCGGCTCTTGGTAGCCGGCAGCGCCACGCGGGCAAGCTGGCCGGACCTACTCAGCGCGGGGTCTTCATTCGCCGGCCCACCCTGCCAGCGCACCACGTCGTCAGGGTGTCTGAGGATTCCTTGCGGGAAGTCGGCCGAGGGCGGAACCCGATACCGAAGAACCCGGACGATCCCATACATGGAGCGCCGCAGGTTGGGCCAGGCGTCGTGTTGCACGTCCGGCCGCATCTTCGGCCCTTCCTGCCGGAGATAGTCCAGGGCATCGCCGCCGCGCGTGAACTCCCCCACGGCCTCGGAAACCACCCGATGGCACTCGGAACCGGAGTCGGCCGCGAAGGAAACATCCCGAACCTGTCCGGTCTCGACCGCCCATCCCATGAAGGGACACCGGCTGTAACGCTCCAACAAAGAGCGGTCCAGCAGTTCTGGCTTCGGCGGCGGCGGGATAAGGCCGAAGGCTATGTCAAGGCCGGGCAGGTCGCTCATCCCTGTTCCTCCGCCCCATCCTCGGCCGCAATGGCGTCCAGCGTGGCGCGCAGGCTCGTCACCATTTCCACGGTGTAATCCGCGCTGTTCGTGGCGCTGTAGCCCGGCCCCATGTTCTCGCCGACCCAGGCAAGGAAGCGCGCCTTGTAACCGTCGTCGGTTTCCTGGTCGCGGCGCGGGAAGACGGCCTGCCAAGCGATGCCCAGGTCTTTGATTCTGGTCTGCGCAGGGTCAACGGTCGGCGCTGCTGTTGGCGCCTTCTGCCGCTCGGCCCGCGTGGCGGCCTGTGGCGCATCGGGGGAGATGGCGGGGACCTCGGCTGGCTCGGGCAGGTCGGCGGCGTCCAGTTCCTCGGGCGTGTAGCCGTAGCCCATCAGCACATCGGGCCAGTAGCGGCGGCCAAGGCGGGACACGGCCCGCGCAAAGCACATGTCCTTCGGCCACTTACCGTACCCGCCGTCCTGCTTCACCAGTCCTGCGCGCTGCGCCTCGGCGATCTCAAAGGTTTCCTGCATGGGGTCCTGGCCGGGCCGATATGCCCAGATCGTGCAGCGCTCGTCGGTGGATTCCAGCAGCTTGACCTTGCCGCCGGGGCAGCGAGCCATGAACAGGCCGAGAATGACCTGCGCCGCCATGCCGATCCGCCCCCGGATCAGATGCAGAACCCGCACAGCCTGGACGGGCGGAATGCCAAGCTCCAGGCCGGCAATCATAATGACCTCTATGGCATCCTGGCCCTGTCGCTGTAAGTCGGCAGGCGCGAGGCCCGAGCGGTGCATCATTGCGGCCAGCCGTTCGATCTGCGGGGTCTGCGCCACGATCTCGACGGCAGACGGCCGGTGTATGGGCTGTTGCATCAGCCGCTGCAATTCGCCGTTGACCGGGCCGGTGGACTCGGGAGCCTTGACCTCTTCCGCCGCTGCCTCTTGGATTGCCTCGGTGCTCACGTCATCCCCTTTCCCTCTGTGGGCTCAGTGTCCGTTTCCGTTGCAGCCAGAACTCTGTCAGGATGCTGCTGCATCTTGGTTGCCAGCGAGTGCAACCCCTCGCCAATGGCAAGACACCGATCATGGTCGGCTCCGCTTGGCAAGAGGGCCGCAACAAAGGCAAGATCAGTTGCCCTGCCAAGCAGCGCGGCTGCCGCTGCGAGCATCACGGCCCTTCCTGCTTCCTTGGCGGCGTTGTCGTCGTCAGTCATGTCCTATCCTTTCCCCCTTCCGCCGGGATGGCGGGCAGATGGGTGTGGACGACGTAGACGTGGCGGGAGCCTTCCGCCAAGCGCCTCTTTGCGGCGGCCTGGGCTATGTGTTCAGAAGTGTTGGCGCTGTCAAACACCCAGTGCGGGCCGTGCCCCCATACGAAATACACCGCCCACTCGTCGAACGCTATCACCGGCGGCGCCTTCGGCCCGTCCACTTTCTTCGCCGCTGCCTCAATGATTACCAGTTCCTCTGCCATGTCCTATCCTTTCTATCCGCCCGCCGCATGAGGGCTGGCGGGCTTGGCCCTACTCCATACCTTCCAGCAGCGGCGCCTTCTCGCGGATAAGTTCGCGCAGGCGAGAGACCGCACCATCGAATGTCTCGTGCGCGGCCTTGGCGCGTTCCTTGCAGTCCGCCCAATCGTCCTCGGCCTCCGCGACGATCTGCTCCTGCTTGCGGATTTCGGCCAGCCGAGTTGCGCTGAAGTTTGCCTGGTCTGTCATGCCCGATTCCTTTCGTATCCCGCTATCGCGGGCTTTGGCCTACTGCACCGTTACCCAAATGACTTCCGGGTAGCCTAGCGGCGCGCTAGGGCAAGGACGGCTTCCCAGATGTGCCGCTTGGCATTGACCTCCTTGATGAGTTGCGTCCAGGCGTCGATTGCGGCGGCCGCCCTCGCTTCGGACTGGAAACCGCAGGCCGCAAGGTTGCCGTCCTGATCGCGGTCCCTGCCGGGTAGATAGAGGGTACTTCCGCCAAGGATGCCCGGAGCGCCGCAAGAAGCGACTTCATATCCACTTGAGGAAGCGAGCGATTCTTTGCCGCGCAGGTCCTCCGGCATGTGCAGCGTTTCGGCCAGGACGACGTTGCGAATCTGTGCGAATCGGACTACCAGCAGGTCCTTCATCGGAGTGCCCTTTCGTCTCCCGCCGTGACGGGTCAGTGTTACGATGATACGATCAGCGCACGGCCAACACTCCCCTTAATGCCAGGAACATTGAACCGCTTGCTGTCTGAGGTTGTGCCTCGTTTGCCGCCGCGAATCGCGCCGCCGAACCGACGCTTTTTTGTGAGAACCAGAATGGGTCCCCCGTTTGGCGCATAGAATTCGCGCGTTGACTTTCGGATGTATCCCTGTGTTCGTAACCACGCGACATAGCAGTCAAAGGCTGCGCCGTGGGACCCATGAGCCTTTATCGTCCGTCCATGACTGTCTACGATTGTTGGTGCCCCGCTGCATTCCGCTCGGGGCGTCGGACAAACATATCTGCGGCGGCTGCTTTTCATTATGATTCCTTCCTCCCGCCCTTGCGGGTCAGTTGTCAGGCTGCCGTCGGTTCGTCCAGGGTGTCGAGCCAGCCCAGCACACGGCCGGCCAAGTCGCGCTGGCCAGCAACGAGTTCTACTGCCTCCTTGTCCGAAGCGTGCCAGACGGCGCCCCCGGACGCGCAGGTCAGCCTGGCAGTCCATTGCAGGCGCATGGTTTCCACATGGTGAAATGCGTCTTGCTCATTCAGCCAGCGAGTCACCGCGAGCCGATGCGCGGGGCACAGGTGGGCTTGAACGAGAGCCGCTATGCCGACTCTGGGGCCACTACGGGTGCAGCCCTTTTTCTGACAGGGTTCGTCATCGTACATGGTTTATCCTTTCCTGCGCCGTTGTCAGCTTGCCGGGCCGCAGCTGGCCGGGCTAGCGCACTCTGTACTCAAGTTCAGGGGCGTCACGAACTTGCAGTCGGGACAAGCAATCGAGGCAGACCGCTTCGGCCCTGACCCGAATGCCGCCGACGTACCAGAAAATGACCCTGAACCTCGCCTTGGACCATCGGCCCGCGCCACACCGTTCACACCATTTTGTCCTGTTTCGTCCCATACACGGGCCTGCGGGGATTGAACCCGCGTCTCCGTACATCCCTACCCCTGCCGCCCGGCCGAGTAGCAGGATCGGTCAGTCGCACGGTATCCTTCTCTGGACGAAGGCCCGATTGCCCGTTCACTCTGGAACGGCGCCGAAGGTCACGCCTGGTGGGCCTGCCGGCCCTGCCACAAACAAGTCAAGCGCGGCGTTCCGCAGACGCCCGCCGCCGGGGTGTCCCTCGACGGCGGGTACTCGCCGGGCTTTCCCCGGCACGGTTCATCGCCTCATCTCCTTGCGGCCACGCCGCGATTGAGGAAATACCTCTTCCACTGCCGCGAGCCCCGAAATGTCGCCTCGGGGCCACGGCGTTGTAAGCCCGCCGCCGCCATCTCTGACGACGGCGAACCGAAGAAGGAGATGCGATGCGCCGGCGGTTACTTGCTATCCCGCGACTCGCCGGTTCGCGGTAAGGCGGCGTGCCGGTCTCTCACCGGCATCGTCCAGTACGCGGGCCTTTCGGCTGAACACATCTTCCCTGCTGGATCAGAGGCCGCCTCGCGGTTGTCCCGCGCCGCACGCCGCTTGATGCAGATTCCACCCGTAGGCGGAATCGGTACTCCACCCGCAACGTGGCGGGCAAGCTACTGGTGCCCCGTGGCCGGTCTGTTGCGGCGCCCTGTCAAGTCAGGGTTATCAGCGGCAACTCCCCCGATAGTCCAACCGGGGGTGCAGCGTTCCGCTGTTCCGCGAGGCCCACGCAACCTTGTTAGGGTTGTACGCTTCACCGGCTTCCCTCGTCTCGCACGGGGCAATACTGTTGCCCCCCTGGCCGGATTCCCGGTTGAACCGCAAGCCTACCGGCTTCCCGGAAGTTGGCAGTTCCGGGACGAGCTAGGCGCTGCCACGCCGCAGAGGGGCAATGCTGATGGTGCTGGCGGGGCGGGGGCCGCAACACGGCCCCCGGGGTTGCCCGGCGGCTCACTCAATGAGATCAGCCCAGGTCTGCGCCGCCGCCCGCCAGCACCTATTTCGTCGCTGTTCGGTTGTCAAAGATGCTCCCGGCCTCAGCGCCGGGGCCGCAGGCCTATCTACGCAGCAGGATTCTCTGCCGCAAATCGCGGCAGGCGCGTGCGCACCAAGTCCAGCACCTTGGCCGGATCAACGCCGCTCCCGTAGTGGTCAATTGCGTGCGACAACTCCGTATCTGGCAACAGGCCAAGCTGCGCGGCTCGGAGCGCTGCCACGGTTTGTAGTAGGCTCTCGCCGCAAACGTCCTTGTAGAGCATCCAAATGCGAGGACCGTAGATGCCTTGGCTGTCAAGTTCCAGCAATGCTCCCAATCCCCCCAGCGCGCTATCGGGGTCAATCTCGCCTCCGAACGTTAGCAGCTCACAGCAAACGCGCGTTGCACCCGGATTGCCCTCTGCGAGCTTGGTAACTATGTCTCTCGTATTGTCCATCAGCCCAATTCGCTCAGTAGACATGGGTTTTCCTTTCTCCCGGCCTCAGCGCCGGGGATGTTGCCGGCGGCGCTAGCTCCGAAGCAGGGCAAGAAGGCAATGGTAGGTGGGAGAGAAGGCGCAGCGAATGTCGCCCGGCAACTCAAGCACGCAGACCAGTAGCCCAATCGCGCTGATCATGCCCAGGATTGCCGAAACAACGCACCGGACGACAGCCGGCGGCGAGGCCTGTTCGTCTCCGTCGCACGCAGTGGCGACGTTGCGTAGTAGCGTCCGAGCACACAGGGCGAGGGCAAGGCCAAAGCCCACCAGTAGAAGCCCGTCTGTTACGGCCCCCGCAACCGCCTGCCGCTGAAACTCCCGAATCGCCTGCTCCCCCAGCGGCCGGAGCTTATCTGCCGCCACTCCGAGCTTGTCAGCCAGCTTGTCGATTACCGTGTTGACCTGTGCAGCGTCCATGTCGTTCCTTTCTCCCGGCCTAGCGCCGGTCAGCCAATCTCTCGTCTGTACTCACGCCTCGCCTCAGCCCGCATCAGCAGAAGCAGAATGCAGCCGATCAGGCCAAGGCAGGCGATTGTCTGCCAGCAGAAGCGGATCATTCCTTGCCCTCCGCATCCCGCGCCGCCCACAGGGCCTCAGCGGCCTGCTCGGCGGTGAGGATTTCGAGGTTGTGGCCCTCACGAGCAACGTCGGCGTCGGCGAACTGCACCCTACAGCTAATATCCTTTGCATCGCCGCAAAATCGACCGACCTGGCCTGCGTGCTTATCGTTGGGCAGGCACATACCAGTGCAGCCCAATATCGGGATGTTCACCACCCGCACCCACGGCCCCTCGCCAGCGGTCAGCCGGGAAACGATGTCCCTGGCCCTGGCCTCGCGCTCTTCGCGGGCAGACTGCTCTCGGGTCTTGATAAGGGTCTTGGCCTCGGCCTCGGTGATTTCGCGCCAGCCCCCACTCGCCTCTGCGGCCATCGCATTTCCCAACGTCCACCAATGCGTGGATTCTGAGCCGTCAGGAGCAACGCGCCTTACCGGGTCGTGCAGGCCATCGATGCGAATATAGACTGTTGCGCGCGAGGTGGCCATGTCAGGAGTGACGGGCGCGAAGAACCGCGGGAAGCCTTTCTTCTCCACCTTCGCCTTCTCTCCCTCCACCGCCGCCTCCAGAGCGCGAATCATCGGCTCGGGGTCCCTGTCCCCCATCCACGCCCGCCACGGTAGGCTGTAGCCCGTGCAGCACCTCGTGACCTCCGCGATGGGGCAGTTGGGGCAGTGGAGATAGCCTTCACGGTAATACAGGCACAGCGCACAACTCTCCGTGTTGATCTCCAGCACCCGTTGCCCCTCGGCGTCCTCAACCTGACAGGTCGATGCCCAGAGCCCGTGCTCGTCGAGCACCTCCTTCCGAAGCCCACGCCACTTTTGAAGCGAGTGTTCCAGCGCCTTCTCCTTGGGGCAGTCGCTGGCGGGGAAGGGGTAGTAGAGATACAGCCAGTCATGAACGCCCTTCGGGTGCTCAAACCAGTCATCCGGCACACTGCCCGCCGGTGCCCACTGCTGGCAGTGAGACGGGTCGTAAACGACCTCTACTTGGTGGCCAGCAGGCCCGGCCAGGTTCAGATAGCCATACTTGTATTGGCGCTTTAGTTTCCGTCCCATCACTCTCTCCCTTCCCCGCGCCCGTCGGCCGGAGTCGTCCTCTCGGCTTGCCGGCGTTGGTCCGCGAGGGTCCGGCTCGCCGGACGCGGGGGGTATCCTCTGAGTCCCAGGTCCTCAGCCTCAGTCACGGCGTCCTGGCGCGTCCAGGCTTCGCCGAACTCGCCGCTGTTGCATTTCGGGCACCGGGGCCCGTCCACCGGAATCCTGCCGAAGTAGCCGCCCGGCGTGTAGCCGCGATGCTCGAAAAGCTCCGGCGCATCGGCCCGGCAGACCCGGCCGCACCAGCGGCAGAACAGCCATTCGGGGTAACGCAGCGGCTTGTGGGCGGCCTGTGTCATTCGGGCTTGTCCCCTTTGGGCTTCGCTGCCTCGGCGGCCAGCGACAGAATCTCATCGACGGCTGCCAAGTAGTCGGCAGATGCTCGAATGCCGCCGGGCTGCTCAAACACCGCTTCCTGCCCCGCCTTCGCTTCATGCTCGCCAAGGGCTGCGTACCCCCGGCCTAGCCGCGCCAGCGCTCCCCGCAGCCGGGCAATCTCCGCATCCCGCTTTGCAAGCTGGCCGCGCAGGCAAGGAACGGTGATGGAGCCGTTGCTGTCTGACCCGTACTCGTACATCTCCCAGGCATCTTCGCTGGTGACGCGATCCGCTCCACATTTTGGGCACTTGTCGGTCATGGCTGCTCCCCTTCGGCCTTCGCCGCCTCGGCGACCTGGTGCCGCTCTTGGGCTTCGATGAACTTTGTCAAAACATCGCCCATCGCTTCCGCGATTGTCCTGCCCTGTAGGCGGCGGCACAGGTACAGACCGCGGCAGGCTTGCTGGAGAACCGGATCGGCGTCGGGCAGCCCCAAGACGGCTTCCTCATCTGTCGTGGGGAAATTTTCGACAGTGAACAGCTTCATGTCAGCCTCCTTCGGCCTTCGCTGCCTCGGCGGCCTCTGGACTTGGCCAGCACTCCCCGACAGGCCGGTATTCCCAACAATTCGCCTGGTGGAAATAGAACTCGACCCCTGCGTCGTCATCCTCCCAATCGCGGATGCGCACAATTCCCATTCTGCCGGGGAAGTCGGCGTGATACCGTTCGTCGCCGGGCAGGCATGGATTCCCGGTAGCGTCTTTTGGGAGCTTGTCCACGATGGCCCGCAGCCGCTTGTTCTCGGCCTGGGCGGCGGCAAACTGCTTGTCCCGCTGGGCGAGCTGGTGTTGCACGCAGATCAGGCCACCGTGGATGTGGGGGTACCTCCCGTTGGGGCCAAGGACATCCAAGAAGTTCTTGGCGCCCTGCAGGCGGCGGCCTTCGACCCCACACTCGGGGCACTTGTCGGTCATGGCTTCCCCTTCGCTGCCTCGGCCGCCTCGCGGCACATCACTACGAGGTCGAAACCCTCAGGCCAATCCCGAACATGGTCAACGAAGTCGGCCTGCTCTCGCAACTTGTCCACGATGGCTCGCAGCCGCTCGTTCTCGGCCTGGGCCTCGGCAAGTTGCTTGTCCCGCTGGGCGAGCTGGTGTTGCACGCAGGTCAGGCCACCGTAGATGTGGGAGTACTTCCCGTTGGGGCCACGGACATTCAAGAAGTTCTTGGCGCTCTGCGGGCGGCGGCCTTCGACCCCACACTCTGGGCACTTGTCGGTCATGGCTTCTCCTTCGCGAGTTCGGCGCTGATGCGCTTCTCCCGTTGCCTGTTTACTTCCCCTTCTCCAACGGCCTCGCTGGCGATCTCGAAGTAGATACGCCAGAGGGTTTCAGCTTTCTCAGCCGCCGCACGCAGGCGGTCTCGAAGAAGAGTAGCGGGAGCCGGTTCCGAAGTGCGTATCCTCGTTTTGCCGGCGACTACGCGGGCGGCGAGAATCAGTTCCCCGATAGCCTCTTGGAGTTCGGCGCTTGGGCACCTGTCAGTCATGCTGCCTCCGCATCGGCAATCAGGCGGGCAAGCCAGGCATGGCCGGTCGGCACTTGGCAGCACCACTTCGCCGCCAGCCTGCGGTTGTCCAGGTTGAAGGGCTCACGGGCAGGGTAGCAGGCGCCGCAGACCGGGCACTGCCACCAGGCCCGGAGGCCGTGGCGGTCCAGTTCGGCGCAGAAGATAGGTTCGTCGGTCATTCGTCAGCTCTCGAAGCCAGTTCGGCACGAACGCTTGCTCGCAGGTACAGCGCGCCGCCGATGCTCTGCGGCAAGGTCAGCCCCTCGGCACTCGTCAGGCCGCGCAGGTCCAGCCAGCCGCCGATGCTCTGCGGCAAGGTCAGCCCCTCGGCACTCGTCAGGCCGTCCAGGTACAGCGCGCCGCCGATGCTCTGCGGCAACGTCAGCC